GAATAGATGTATCATCTACTAAAATAGAAAATTTAGATGTAGTTAAAGATGCATTTAAAGGATATTACAAATACATTGATGATTTTATCAATGATATGAAGTTAGTATTTCCTACATTGAAAGATGATTGGGGAATCTATGTACCTGAGGTAAAATATCTGGCTCCTGAACCGTTGGTTAATTATAATGACCTTTCATTAACTAAATACCCAAATGTTCACTTTGTAGGAGATGCCCTTTCTGCAAGAGGTATTTCGGTATCAGGAGCTCACGGTACATTTGTTGCTGAAAATATTTTGGAAAATTAATAAAAATTACGTATATTGAAGTATGGAAAATAAATATGGTGAATGGCCTAAGAGTCAAAAATTAAAGAAAGCAGATGGAACTATAGCTTACATTTGGGATAATAAATTACATAATTGGGATGGATTTGCTTTAATCCCTGAAGGAAATGAAAGAAAAGGAGAATATTACTTATATGGAATACAGTATTCTAAAGAATCATTTAAAGAAGCAATTAGACAACAAACAGGTTTACCTTGGTACAAAAAACCAGCACCAAAAGGTATGACACATAGAAATTAAAATATGAAAATAGGATTATGTGGCACAATGAGTGTCGGAAAAACAACATTAGTTAATGCTTTAAAACAATTACCAGAATTTGATAATTATAATTTTGCTACAGAACGTAGTAAATATTTAAATGATTTAGGTATTCCGTTAAATACAGATTCAACATTAAAAGGTCAAACAGTATTTTTAGCAGAAAGGTGCGCTGAGTTAATGCAAGATGATATTATAACTGATAGAACTATTATTGATGTAATGGCATTTACTCAAAACGCTAAATCAATACCATATCAAGATAAAGATAAATTTATTGAATATGCAAAAGAATTTATTAGAGAATATGATTATATATTTTATATATCTCCTGATGGTTTAGATATAGAAGATAATGGAGTACGTGAAACAGATGAACATTATAGAGATGTTATTGATTTTACTATCACGAGTTTTATTAAGAAATATGCATATATGATGAAGAATGTAGAAACTATAAAAGGCACTACAGAAGAGCGAATTGAACAAATATTAAAGTTTACTAATCTTTAACATATTTATAATAAAAATATACTGTAATGAAAAAATCCGAATTAAAATCATATATTAAGGAAAATATTAGGTTAACTCTTAGTGAAGAAATAGATAACCCAGAATATTATTTTGAATATTTAACTAAATTAAGAGACTCAGGTGTAACTAATATGTTTGGTGCTGCTCCATATTTAATGGCTGAATTTGGTTTAGATAAAAGAACAGCAAGAGAAATATTAGCTAAATGGATGAAATCATTTTCAGAAAATGTAAGTGAAGCATCTCCTGAAGATGTTAAAGCTCAACAAGATTATAATGCTGAATTAGAAAAAACAGTTCAATTAAAAAAAGATGCTGGTATTGAAGAAGACGTTGATGAAGATGATGATGATGCTGAAGCAATTAAAAAAGCTAAAGGTGCAAGAGGTAAATTTAAAAAATTAGATTTAGCAGTTAAAGCATTAAAAAATATAGAAACTGAAATGAAGTCATTAGCTAGAAAATATAGTAAAGCTGATGAAGCAGAAAAAGAAAAAATTAAAGATATTCTAAGAGTTAAAACACCAAAGAAAAAAGAATTAGAATCATTAGTTGCAAAATTAGAAAAAGATGCTATCTAAAGAAAGAGTAATTACCTATAGTATTATTTTTATTTTATTAAGTACATTAATTTATTTTGTATTTTTAGGAGATGAAAGATATGTAGAAGATTATAATTTAAAAATTGATGCATTAGAAGCGAAAGTTGATTCGTTACACCATATAAATGATGATTTAGTATTTAAAATAGATACATTAAATCAGGAAATTGTAAAATTAGATTCAGAAATTGAATCACAAGATAAAAAGATTGTCACTTTAAATATTAAAGTAAATGAAAAAGTTAATTCCGTTGATAATTTTAATGATGATGAGCTTGAAAAGTTTTTCACAGAACGATATAAACAAGTCGATTCGATTAAAAAAACCAATAGCAAAGCTCGTAATTAAAGATTTAATAATTGGCGACGGGGCTAAATTAGAATTAGGTCTATTAAAGAAAAAAGTTAATTTATTAGATACTAAAATTGTTTTTAAAGATAGTATTATTACTAATCTAAATGAAAGAGTTATGAATTTTGAAAGCATATTAACAACAAAATCAGATCAGTTAGCTATATCAAAAGAGTTATCTTTAAAACTACAAACCGATTTAAAAAAACAAAAAGCAAAAACCAAATTATTTCAACTTGGAGGTGGTGCAGTATTAGTTGGGGGAATAGTTTTGTTATTAGCTAAATAATATGGGTCAAGAATTAAAAAAAGTAATACGTCAAGAGTATTTAAAATGTGCTAAGGACCCAGTACATTTTATGCGTAAGTACTGTTATATACAACACCCTCAAAGAGGACGCATTCAGTTTAATTTATACCCTTTCCAAGAGAAAGTATTAACGTTACTTCGTGATAATCCTTATTCTATAGTATTAAAGTCAAGGCAATTAGGTTTATCAACATTATCTGCAGGTTATTCTTTATGGATGATGTTATTTTTTAAAGATAAAAACATACTATGTATTGCAACTAAGCAAGAAACAGCTAAAAACATGGTTACAAAGGTTAAATTTATGTATGAAAATTTACCTTCATGGTTAAAAGTAGATGCAGCTGAAAATAATAAATTAAATTTAAGATTAAAAAACGGTTCCCAAATAAAGGCAACATCAGCATCAAGTGATGCAGGTAGATCAGAAGCAGTATCTTTACTGTTAATTGATGAAGCTGCTTTTATTGATAATATTGGAGAAATATGGGCTTCAGCACAACAAACTTTAGCAACTGGTGGTGGTTGTATTGCTTTATCTACTCCTTATGGTACAGGTAATTGGTTCCATCAAACATGGACTAGAGCAGAAGCGGGTGAAAACGATTTTATTCCGATTAAATTACCTTGGTTTGTACACCCAGAAAGGGATGAAGCATGGAGAAAAAGACAAGATGAATTATTAGGTGATCCTAGAATGGCAGCACAAGAATGTGATTGTGATTTTAGTACTTCTGGTGATATTGTATTTTATCCTGAATTAATAGATTTTTATCAAAAAACTTATATTAAAGACCCATTAGAAAGAAGAGGTGCAGACCAAAATTTATGGGTATGGGAACCAGCAGATTATACAAGAAATTATGTTGTAGTAGCTGATGTATCTAGAGGTGATGGAAAGGATTATTCGGCATTTCATGTTCTTGATACAGAAAATAATGTACAAGTAGCTGAATATAAAGGACAAATTGGTACTAAAGAATATGGAAATTTATTAGTAGGAATAGCCACAGAATATAATGAAGCTTTATTAGTAATAGAAAATGCTAATATTGGGTGGGCTACTATACAAACAGTAATTGATAGACAATATCAAAACCTTTATTATTCACAAAAGAGTGACCAAGCAAATGTAAATTCGTATTTTGATAAATACCAAGATCATTCAAAAATGGTTCCTGGATTTACTATGTCAACAAGAACAAGACCAATGGTAATAGGTAAATTTCAAGAATATATTGGTGATAAAGGAGTAACAATACAATCTAAGAGATTAATAGAAGAAATGAAAACATTTATATGGCGTAATGGAAGACCAGAAGCTCAATCAGGTTATAATGATGATTTAGTTATGGCTTTTAGTATAGGAATGTACATTAGAGATACGGCATTAAAATTTAGACAAAGAGGAATAGACATAACAAAACAAGCTTTAAATAATATGCAAGTTAATAGAACTCCTTACCAAGGTAGTTACGGAGCTGGCAACAAAGTCAAAAATCCGTATAGTGTAGATACACCAGGTGGTAAAGAAGACGTTAATTGGCTATTTTAGCAATATTTATAACAATAATTATATACAAACATGGCAAATACAAGTGTATTCGATAGATTAAGAAGATTATTTTCAACTGATGTTGTAATAAGAAATGTAGGAGGTAATCAAGTTAAAACTATAGATTCAGGACATATTCAATCAAGTGGAGAATATGAAACTAATGCATTAGTAGATAGATTTAACAGAGTTTATTCTACAGCACCAACATCTTTATATGGTGCTCAATTTAACTTAAATTACCAATATTTAAGAACCCAACTATATTCAGAATATGATGTAATGGATCAGGATGCTATTATAGCTTCTGCTTTAGATATTATAGCAGATGAATCTACACTTAAGAATGATATGGGTGAAGTACTTCAAATTAGAAGTTCAAGCGAAGATGTTCAAAAAATATTATATAACTTATTTTACGATGTATTAAATATAGAATTTAATCTTTGGATGTGGGTTAGACAAATGTGTAAATATGGTGATTTTTTCTTAAAACTAGAAATAGCTGAAAAATTTGGTGTGTATAATGTAATACCTTACACTGCATATCATATTGAAAGAGTAGAAGGACAAAACCCAGAAAACCCATCAGAAGTAAAATACAGATGGAATCCAGATGGATTTGCAGGTAGTTCTTATGGTTATTATAATGTTCCAAACCAAGGTAGTAATCCAAATGATGATAATTCAGGTATTACTTATGATAATTACGAAATGGCTCATTTTAGAATGGTAGCAGATGTTAATTATCTTCCTTATGGTAGATCATATATTGAACCAGCTAGAAAATTATACAAACAATATTCATTAATGGAAGATGCAATGTTAATTCATAGAATTGCTCGTGCGCCAGAAAAAAGAATATTTTATGTAAATGTAGGTGCTATACCACCAAATGAAGTAGAAGCATTTATGCAAAAAACTATTTCAAGTATGAAACGTACTCCTATGATGGATGAAAAAACAGGTGAATATAACCTAAAGTACAATATGCAAAACATGCTTGAAGATTTTTACATACCAGTAAGAGGTAATGATAATGCAACTAAAATTGACACTACACCAGGTTTATCATATGATGGTATTCAAGATGTAGAATATTTAAGAGACAAATTATTTGCAGCACTTAAGATACCTAAAGCATTTTTAGGTTATGATGAAACAACTGAAGGAAAAGCTACATTAGCGGCTGAGGATATTAGATTTGCTCGTACAATTGATAGAATACAAAAAATACTACTATCAGAATTAAATAAAATAGCTTTAGTACACTTATATACTCAAGGTTATACTGATGAATCATTGACAAATTTTGAATTATCAATGCAAACACCATCAATTATATTTGAACAAGAAAAAATTGAATTATTAAAATCAAAATCAGAATTAGCTGGTAGCTTATTAGAACAAGGATTAGTTCCATCTGATTGGATTTATCACAATGTTTATCACTTTAGTGAAGATCAATATGACGAATACAGAGATTTAGTTAGAGAAGATGCTAAACGTAAGTTTAGAGTAGATCAAATAACAGCAGAGGGTAATGACCCAATTACTTCAGGTAAATCATATGGTACACCTCATGATTTAGCTTCACTTTATGGTATGGGTAGAATGCAATCTGATCCTGCAAATGTACCTGCTGGATATGCTGATGATGATCCTAAAAAAGGAAGACCAATTGATAGTATTACTAATAAGGGAAAACAAGATAGTAACTTTGGAAAAGATCCATTAGGTGTAAAAAGGATGAAAGACACAGATAAAAATGATGGAGATGGACGACCAAAAATTAGAGAATTTGAAAGTCCTAAAGTTACATTAATGAAAAATAAAGATTTATTCAAGAATCTTCCTAAAAAACGAATGGTTTTTGAAGGAGATAAAGATGATAGTACACTACTTGATGAATCTCAACTAAAAAGCTAATATTTATAAATAAATATATTTTTGATGAAAATAAAACATTCAAAATTTAAAAATACTGGTATATTATTCGAATTACTAGTAAGACAAATTACAGCAGATACTTTAAAAGGGATTGACTCTCCAGCAATTGATATATTGAGAGAAAATTTTGTTAAAACACAGTTAGGCCGTGAATACAAGTTATATGAGTCTATACTAAAATCAAAGGTTGTTTCTGAAGCAAGAGCAAATTCTATAATTGCTACACTTTTTGAAAATTCTAGAAAATTTAGTAGAACTACATTAAAAAAACAAAAGTATAATCTTATTAATGAAATAAAAAAACATTATAAATTAGAAGAATTTTTTGGTTCTAAAGTAAATAATTATAAAGAAATAGCTGCTATATATACTTTAATAGAAAGTTTCCATAGTGAAAAGTTAAATTTAGACCAAATAAATGATAACAAAGTTACTATACTAGAATTTTTAACTAAAAAAGAAAAATTAATAAAACAAGAACCAATTATTGAAGAATTTTCTGGGTATGATAAAGATTTAAGAACTTTAACGTATAGAGTTTTACTTGAAAAATTTAATGATAAGTATGATAGCTTAAGTAAAGAACAAAAAGAAATACTTAAAGAATTTATATATTCTGTAGATTCAAAACCTGCACTTAGAGAATTTTATAATGAAAAAGTTAGTACATTAAAAAATATTCTATCAGAAACATCAAACCAAATAAAAGACCCAGCTACTAAAATTAAAATAACAGAAGTGGCTAAATTATTAACTGAATTAAATAAAACTGATAAAGTAGATAATGATAATTTAGTTGATTTGTTACAATATTACGAACTAGTAAAAGAAATACAAGTAGCAAATGGCGTACAAATATAAACTTAACGAAATGTCTAAAAAGGCATCTGCAGAAGATGCTGAAAAAGAATTAGGGATACCTAAATCTAAATTTGAAATTGGTCAAGTTACTTTTAGTGATGATGGCACTTCTAAATCTACAATTACTAATATAGATGATGTAACAGGAGCTATTAGTTGGAAGATTACTCAATTACCTGGATTTGAT